CCACCACCATTATTTTGTGGTGCTGCAATATAATGTTTGCCGTCATCACTGGTCGCCCATTCTGTTACGAACGCGCTTAAATCTTTGTCGCCTATAACTGCTTTGCGTGTGTCGCCATCAATAGCGATTTTCGCCTGTGATGATAACATAGCTTTGACCGCAGGTAAAAATGGTGTGGCAACACCAGCCTTAACTAATGCGTCTGTCAAACCATTATCTAAAAGCAATTTAGATGTAAAACCACTTTCTGAATCTAAGGCGGCTTTAGTTTGCTCAAATGCTTTTTGCTGATCTTTGATTGTTTTTTGTGATGCCGTTAGATTGTTTTCTAACTCATCAATTTTATTTTGTAGTTTATCCAATTCCGCTGGATCTATTTGCTTTCCTTTTCGTGCCTCTTTCAGCTCTGCTAAAAGTTCACCGTTTTTCTTTGCAAGTCCGCTTGTTGCTTCATCAACTGCGGCTTTAATTTGCTCTGCAATACTTAATTCTTCTGACATATAACCCTCTGGGTTGTGGTTGACGGCTCCGCCATCGGTTAATAAAATCTAAATTGCGTCTTTAATAATTTCAATCGCTGTATCTTGTGGGATTTCACGGATATTTTCAACGTGTTCTGCCGCACCGATAATGTCACCGTGTGAAATATCATCAACTGCATTTGTTGCTTCATCGACTGCTTTTTTAGCACCGTCTGAAACCTTATGAACAATATTATCAAAAAATGACATAAATATTTCCTTACAAATTAGGGTGTGCCGTTGATGAAAGGTGTAACACCAACGACACGAGAGTAAACACATGGCGAGTGTTTGTCGCATTTATACAGCATAAGATAATAAACATCAATTAAAAAAAATAAACACCTTGAAAATATTTTAACTAACTAATTGATTTATAAATGTTCAACTGTCAAGGATTACTTGACTACTGGTTTACTTTTCAATTTTTTTCAATTGCTCAAGTGTTAATTCTTTCCCATTTTCAACAAATCGTTCCAGCTTTACGCCCGATCTAAATATTTCAGCTTTTCCTTTTCCTAATGCTTCATCTTGTTTTTCATGTGATTGTTTACGCAACCATTCATCATAATTGATTGTTTCGCTAATTTGCCCATCAAGTGATGATCTTGTTCCTGGTGGTGGGTCTTTCATTCCCATTTCTTTCCACGATTTTAAAACAGGCACAGTGCTTGATCTGCATCTAACGTGGACAGGTGGATATGGACCTTTACCTAAATCAAACTTTTGACCATCGTATGATTTGCACAGGGTTGTTGTTTTAAAATCAAGCGTAGCTAAAAATTGCCAGCCTTTTATTAAATCGTCGTTGGCTTTATAAAACTCATCACGCGCGGTATTGGTTGCGTGTGCCATTGCAGTTGATACCAACGCCTGTGTTTGACGTGCGTTAAGTGAGTTAATGCCATCGGTATATTGCAATGCTTTTGTGCCTGTAATGCGTTTAACCACGTCACTATAAGATTGCCCTTCAACTAAGCCAATCCTAACAGCGTCCTGTATGCGCGTGTAACTATCTTGATCTAATTTATCAATCCATTCTTTAATCAGTTTTCCCTGCAATGGTTTTGATTCAATCGCAGCAAATAACGTCACGGGCGCAACCGCTACCATATCAAGCACAATAGGCGTTGAATCATCAATGGCTTTGATTTGCCATTCTTGCTCATACTCTGCTGCGTCTTTCATGTTACTGATTAACTCTTTACCGGCTAAATCATAACCTTCATTTAAAATCGCCCGCACTGATTCTAACCGCGCGTCAATCTGCGGGATTGTCATTTGATTATCAAGGTCGAGCGTTTTTAATTGTTTAACCAAATCTTTTTCAACAACACGCAACAAGTCCATGACCTTTTTACTTGTTGATGAATAATATCGCTGCAAATAAATTTCATGTGCAATCGTTTTATCTCGTAGTTGCGTGTTCGCTGATTCTTCCATTACAACATTCCACCGCCAGCAGGATTTATTTTAATCCTCTCTTGCTCATCGTCAAAGCTTGTATCTTGAGAAATAATGTCAGCAGACACAAGATTTTCAAACAAAACATTAGCTGATATTGCCCCCGCCTGCCAACTCTTAACCAGAACATCTAAGTCCTGAGCTGTCATTGAGTTTGGAATAAAATCACGATTAAGCTCAACTTTAACATCACCAGTTACGCCTGACCAATCGCGCAAATACTCCATGACGTGCGTCAATCCAATGCTAATTGATTGTGAAATTGAAGCAAGTACACTGTTTTCACTTGATCTGTGAATATTAGCCGTTTGCGCTGATTCTGCCGCGCGTTTTTCAGGTGCTAAGATTCGCGCCCCAAGTGTTGCCATCATTGCTTCTTTTGACCGCAATGCCTCGCGCAATTCACCCAAACCTTGACCTGTAAATTCAAGATAAAACGCTTTGCTTTGTGGATCAGGCAATAACCATGCCGTGCCGCTACCGATACGCAATGACGCGCTTTTATCGTCTGAATAATAGCCAGTGACTACTGGTGTTGGGAGTCCAGTAAAGTGCAAACCGTGTTCATAATCGGCTGTGGTTCTGTAATGCGATAAATTCACGTCAACAAGGTCAAGCAATGGCGGCTTATCAACACATGGTGAATTATCTCTAACCCCAAAAAACTCAAACGGGATTTTGTTAAGTGGTCGCCCGTTAATTTTTGGGTAAACTTCATCCACTAAAATAAACTCACCGCGTTTGTCTTTGCGGAAAACACGCTGACGATAAATTCCACCATCGCCTAAATCTAAAACGCGCCATTGTGGTTCGCATTTAGATTCAAACTCATCAACTGCGATCTCGTTTTCTTCTTCAAGCACAACCAGTGTTAACTGTTCAACGTTGTTAATGCGCCCCGTTTTCCAGTTTATAATTGATTCTGCATCGTACATGGTCGCGTAAGGTCTTGCGCCTTGTGCCTGTGCTTGTGCAAGTGTTACCGCATTAACAATGGGTGGAAAATCGACAAGCACGGCACAACGTCCGATAGTAATAACTTCTTCTGCTACCATTTCAGCAAATTGATGCAGCGATAACCCGCCCATTGTCACGTCTGTAATAATATTATCCATTGCAGCGGGTGCTGTGATGACTTCGGGTTTTAGGAATAGCATGCCCGTCAAGCCATCAATCGTTCTTGCTGTAGCGTTGTAATAAAGTGCCCGCTGTTTGTAAGCATAATATTCAGCGTCATTTTGACCGCTTAGGCGTGGAAGGTATTTAATACCATATTCGTGGATCTCGTCTTGCCCTTCTGACGCGTGTTCGCATCGCTCCCACTGCTCATAATATTCGTGATACTCGCTGTGTTTAGTGTCGACTGCCATTTTTATATTCCTGTAATTGTAGCTAAATTAGGGCGATTATTAATAATCGGATATTCAAAATCAATGAAATAACGAATAGCAGTGCCAATGTGCTGATAATCACTATCAGCTTCAAGAAACGTAGAGCCATCTTTTAACTGACCTGTTGATAATGATTTGTGAGTGTATGGCGCGTTTTTTGTATTAACAAATATGAAGTTTTCACTATTTGCATTGCGTATTTTTGCTCTTACTGCGTTTTGTCCGTCTTTTATTGATCTAGTTGATGGCTTTACTCTTCTTGAGTAGCTCCATTTATTATCTCTTAATATTTGTTCAATATCAGTATAGTCTGAGGCGTGTCCGTGTTTTTCCCCTGCTTTTCCTGCTGGATCGCCATAAATTAAAACATGTTTATTTTTATGATTTTTAAACTTATCCACAAATTCTAAGGCTGACTGTTGCGCCACTGCACTGATTAAAATAATTTCATCAAGCAATAAAATGTTATTTCCTCTGATAACGCCTATTCCGCTGGATAATGGCGTAAAGTTAAAGTCATGATACCAGCATAATTGCTCATGTTCTTTTATGGTTTCATCAGTATAATTATCACTGCAATAATCCTCATAAATTCTACCGCTTGCAGTTTCAAAACTTGCTTCAAATTCTTGTTTAAATTGCTTTTCGCTCATTACTCTACGAGCTGATTCAATCACGTCTGGCGGCAATATCTCGCTACTTTTCCAATGATATAACGCCCAGTCTGGATCACCGCTGTTTTTGGCATATTCTGCCATCTCATAATAATGATTTAAACCATCGGGAACACCAAGCAACCAGCACCAAGCGCGATAATCAGGGCGCAAAGGGTGAACGGTATTTAATGCAGGCAGTATGTTTTCAGCCCACGCATTTGATTTAATATCTGCAATTTCATCAATGCCGCCGCCTGTCCATGCAATACCTTCAATACGTTCAGGCTTATCTAAGCCAATTAAATGTATTTCAGTTTCGTTTGGTAGCGTGATAATTAAATCGGTTTCACTTGGTTTTTTATCATGAGTGCATGAAAACGTGAGTGCTTTCATATCTTGCCAGTAAATCTTTTTAACTTGGCTGTATGTTGGCGCAGCAATAAAGTATTTCTCACCATCATTTAGCATTGCTTGCTTTGCTAAAAACCGTTTGAATCGTTCTGTTTTGCCGCTACGTCTACCTGCTGGAACAACTGGGAATCTAACACCGTTTTCGACTGCTTTAATCAATGCTAACTGAACAGGGTGGTCAATTAACTTGTACCACCGATTGTGCTGATTTTCTAGCTGCGTTTGCTGTCTTGTTTTCATTAGTCAGGAAGTTTATTGACTAAATCTTTTAAAACGTCTGTCATGCTTGTTTCTTGTATTTCTACGCGATCAATAAACATACCACCCGACTTTGCAAGCAGTTCACTTGCTTTTAATCTATCATTCATTTTTTCAACATTTTCACGCATTATACTTGACCAAAATTCTTTAATCTCATTTGCGTTTGCAATGCGTTTGTTTTCAATCGGATTTGCTAATTCTGCAATATATTCTTTAATTGTAGTATTTTGCAGTAATTTTGAGGCGTTTGTATTTATATCTTTTTCACTATAACCAGCTAAACGAGCTGATTCTGTCGCATTACCATTGGTAGCATAATGCTCACAAAAAGCCTTTTGTTTAGGTAATAATTTTTTATTTTCCATATTTCCCCCTACTGTGCGGAAACCCTATAAGGTATTTTAGCTTTTAAGCACATTCTAACCATTGCCAATATTGTCGGTTTTAATTCAAGCGGTTCATTTGCAAATTTTAAACGATTTAAAACAGCGTTTTCGCCTTTTGTTACCGCATATAAATTTTCAATATTAAAATTTTGTTTGTCGTTATCATAAAACCTGACAATCGTTTCACCTGTTATTTCGCCATAATGCTGTGCATAAATCAATCGATGCTTTAATTTCCAGCAGTGATGTTTGTTACCACCTTCAGAAACTTTAAC